AAAAAAAGGGACTCAATTGAGTCCCTTGTAATAAAACGTGATATGGTTTGGAACCATTAAATCACATCTTCGTTAAAATGCCTTATCCTATGACAGTTAGCACATAGAAGAACACATTTATCCACTTCCTCTAATATGGTTTCTATTTTAAGGTTGTATCTAATCATATTTGCTACACATTCCTTCTTATCCCTTAAATGGTGAAAATCGTATACTGCTGATGGATATGTATTACCACAGTCCACACACTTATCTCCCAGATGTTCTACTGCTATCTTTTTCTTTTCTACTCTATACTTATTAGTGTATATACTGTGACACTTCATACAAAGATTGCCCCTTAACTTATCTTTGTCAAGTGTATTACCACACTCTTTACAATTGGGTCGAGAGTTATTTAATGAGTAATGACTTTTAATACCCAATCTACCCATCCACTTATGAACCCAGAACTTACTAACCCCCAATTCTTTTCCCATTTCTTCATAAGTCAATCCCTGTTCTGCTAAGGTGGGAAGTTGTTTCTTTAAGTCAGAATAACAGGGTTTAATCATAGTTGTATCAGAGTGTGTTATCATATTATATAGCATAAAAAAAGGGACTCAATTGAGTCCCTTGTAATAAAACGTGATATGGTTTAAACCATTAAATCACATCAAATTCGTGACTTGAACACGTCTGTAATAGCGGTTGCTATTAACGTGAAGACGACCCAAACCTGCGTTAGCACCTTCGGCGAATGGGTTTGCAACCATGCCATATCTAGTCTTAAATCCAATTTTTGGTTGAAAACTATTCTCTCCAACTGCACGAACCATCTGTAAAGGCACGTAGGGACAATAAAAGAGACCAGCATCATAAGGACTAGAACCCTTATAACCAACAACATAATACTGATTACCACCAGTGTTAGATGAGGTTAGATTAGCCGAATAAGGATCAATATAAACTCTGAACTTACCGTTAATCGTACCAGCAAATGTATTACCAGTATCATCAACATTCAGGTTGGCGTTAAGTGCTGGAGTATAATCCAGAATGCCAGCCATCGTAAGTGCGGAAGCAACGTCTGCGGAACACAGAACCATGTTGCCCTTTCCTCTACGAGTTCTTTGGGCGATTGCGTTAGCATCTCGTTCGATCTGGAATAGAAGTCCTTTGAACTTCTCAACAGACCATCTACCATTGGAATCGACATCCAGGTCGAATTTACCAGCGGTAGCTGTGTTTGAAACAGCGCCTTGCTCAGCAACCTTGTAGATTGTTCTGATAACTTCTCTATTGATTTCCGCGAGGATTTCAGTAGAAAGAATGTTAGCAAGTTCTGCTTCTGCGTTAAGACCGTGAATGGCCTTAAGATCTTGAGCCAGTTCTAAACTGTACTCAGCTTTCAGTGCTCTGGACTTAGCTGTAACAGTGACTTTCTCGATAGAGAATGCCATCTGGTTAAAGGCGTTATCGCCAGTACCTTCAAGATTCTCAGCGTCACCTGTAACCATCCCCTGACCGACATCATATGCCGTGGAAGTAGCACTACCAACAGGGTTTAGTACACCAGGATTGGATCCGCTCTGAGCGGTAGTACCAATACCAGCGTCGATATCGCTCATACCTGCAGTAAGGTCAAAGCCCTTATTCTGGCCAGAGTATGCTGTATCTACTTCATCGTAGAATGTTTCAGCACCCGACTGATCGGTATAACGTGAACGCATTGCGAAGATCAGTCCAGTAGGACCGTTCATCGGCTGAACGCCAGCTAGGTCATAAGCGACCAAATTTGGCATAGAACGTCTAATCAGTGAGATTAGAACGGGATCGAAACCAGCGACTGGACCAGCAGCGGTTGCACCACCACTAAATCCACCACCTGCACCAGCTGCGTTACCGCTGTTGGTAGGGGTTTCCATCAGGTTGATACCTGAATTAAAAGCTTGCTCCTCAGATAGGAACTTTTCTTGGTTTTCTAACAGGACTGCGGTTACTGCTCTACGGTGAGTATCCTTGATTGGATCAAGACCCTCATAATCGAGAAGTGGACTCCACTTTTCCTGCAGATGTTCGGATTGGAACATTTGCGTTTACCTAATAATTGTGTTTGTTTGAATTGATATTAAATTCACTTGCTAAAAGCGCCAAGTGTCTTAAGATAAGAATCCATACTACCTGTTACAGGAGTAGGAGTACTATCTACACCCTCAGAAAGGGTTTCTTGGGATGATGTTTTAGCTACGGGAGATCTGGAGAAATACGACTCCTTAAGAACTTCCAGTTTTTCACGATATTCTACTTCACTTTCAAACTCCACACTTTCGGAAAGTGAGGCGAGCTTCTCTTTCTGTGTAGCTGCTAGGCCTTCAGAAACTTGATCAAGAATATTGCTGGCAACAGACTCACCGAGTCTCTTGTTTAAACCAACGTTCTTCTCAATTTGCTCATTGAGTTTGGTCTCCATATCATCTAGTTTTTCTACCATACTCTCAAGTACATCATATTTTTCTTCAGGGATTGTTACATAATGTTCTTCAAAAAGACCCCTCATTCCTTCAAGGAACGATTCGGTCATCTCAGTCTTGAGACCATGTTCGATAGCGAGTTGATTTTCTGTCATCCATTCTTCAGAAACATACTCAAGGTATGAATCAACACGCTCTTGAAGAGATACCTTCATCTCCTCAACTTCTTCTTGAAGCTTCTTATCGTATTCAGCTTCAACGGTTTCTCTAATTTCAGAAACCTTAGAAGAAATGGCGGCTTCAAAAATAACTTTTGCTTTCTCTCTAAACTCTTCGGAGAGTTCTTCTCCACCTAGAAGTGCGTTAACATCTTCTTCAACGTTAACACTATTATCTTCTTCTACTGTTTCTTCAACAACAGTATCAACAGAATCTTCAGAAACAATTTCTTCCTCTTCAATTACCTCATCGGTAACTTCAGTTTCTTCTTTTTTCATCGAATCTCCTGCTTGAGCTCCTTTATTGACCACATCCTTTACAGTTTTGATCTTGGGCTCTTTAAGTTTGGCGGAATCATCATCTGGCTTGTAATTTTCAGGGGTGGGTCCACCGAGATCTTCCCAAGTTGCCTGGGAGGTATCGATAGGATCTCCTGGTTTTGCGTTAGCATTCACAGCAGTTTTAGATTGCTCCATTTCTTGTAAATCTCCACGAGACATTTGAACTCTCCGGTTAACCTTTTATGATTTATATTTATTTATAATAAGTAGCCTTTATAGACTATTTAAGAAGTTGTTAAAAATATTTAACTTCTGCTCATCAAGTTGTTTTTGATCAATCAAAGTGTTGATCGTTTTGTATGTTTTGGTTGCCATCCTTTCACGTAGAATGCCGCCATCCCACACCCAATCCTTTCCTTCCATAATACCCTCAACAAAGGCATCAGGAGCAGAAGGATCAGCTACAATATCAGCAGCTGTTGAAAGCATGAAATCTTCACCAACGATGTTTACACCTTCACGGGTTGCTTTTAGAGAACCAATTCCTCTAGAAGAAACTCCAAGTCTAACACCTTCACTGATAAGTGATTCAGCAATTTTACCCATTGGTGTGCTAAGGATCTTAGCCTTACCAATAAAATTCGATCCACTCTCTTTTAAAGATACGATTTTATGAGATACCCTATCAAGATTAACAGTAGGACCATCGGGATGACCCAATTCTCCAAGAGCTCTTCCTGATTCAATATTAGATTCATTATATCTGGCCACCTCTTTACGAAGTGTTTCCATTGGATACATTCTACCATTACGATTTTGAATATTTCCTTGCAAGAAAACTCCCTCAATATAGAGAGCCTTTTTACCGTTCCTTTCCTCAACGATAAATTCTACTTGCTCAATTTCTTCTCTAATTAATTTCATCAGGCGTCTCCTGAGACTTGAACTTTTTGTAAAAAAACATTACCACTATTATTCTTAACAGCAATTTTAAATGAGCGTCTCAATTGAGCCCATAATGAATCAAGAAATCTTGTTTCACTTACGGAGCTATTTATAATTTTATAAGGGCTACTCTTCCTCTCCACCATCACCAGAATCTAAATTGATATCACTATCCAAATCCGCAGAAATTTCTTCTGGACTATCATCTACATCCAAATTAACATCCTGATCAAAAATAGATGATGCAACATCTGGTCTGATGGATTGAATCCTCTCAGAACTCTTATTGTAAAGAATATCTTTAATCATATCACTTGCTTGAGATGGTGATTTATCTGTTACAAGCAAATCCATAAGCTCATCCATAGTCAATAAAATAACATCACCCCTATTTAGTCAAATTTAAAAGAATTAAATTTCCCCACCTTTAGGTAGCTTTATCTCTGTTGCTGAGTTATCTAGTTCAGGATCTTGCATATTTGATATCGAATCTTCTCCCATTTCCTCTTCCATATCTGGCATAGGAGCTAATGGATCAATAGTAATTCCATTTTCAATCTCTAAAGCGATCAATTTATCCTGCTCAATAATTTCCTCATCAGTTTGACGAAGAATTTTTCTCCTCACATAATCAGCAGAATAATATCTACCAACATAAGGATCAGCAATAACAGCTAAATTAACTCTTTCAGTCATTAACTCAGAATCCTTCATTTCAGCGAAATGATTATCATATAAGAAATCATATTGAATATGATCAGACATCATATCCCAGTCTTCTGGGGTTACAACATTCTTAAGAAGTAATTGTGTTCTTAGAATATCACTGAATAGATGAGAAAATCTCTTTCTCATTCTACCAACAAACTTACTAAATTTAATCTCATCCCTCATAATTTCTGAGGACCTACCAAGACTAAATCCACCAGAACCATCTACTCTGGACTCAGGAACATTCAATGATCTATAAAGTTTCTTTTGGAAATACTCAATATCAGCAAGTTCACCAAGATTTTGTCCACCCGGAAGTGTTGTAATTTCTGTTCCTCTACCACCTTCTCTACGTGGCAGCCAGAAATCTTCCATCATGGACATAAATTTCTTATCATCTCTAATTTCACCAGTATTGGCATCATACACCAACTTGTTACGATAACGATTCATAACATCACGAAGGTATTGTTCTGCCTTCATCTTAGGAAGATTACCAACATCAATATAGAAAATTCTACGTTCTGGTGCTCTTGATAGTCTGTAAATGACAAGACTATCCTCAATCATCATCAACTGATTGATTGGTTTAATTGCTTTATGTAACCAGGAAAGTGTTGATCCCTTATTTCTATCTACAAGACCCGATGTACAATAAGTAACGGAATCTCTACTCATCCTAACACCCTTCTGAGCAGAAGGTGAACCAGACCAATTAGGGCTACCACCACCCTTATTAAATGTTTCTGGATTATATAAAAAATACTCTTCTATTTCAGGAAAATCATATGTAGATGGATTCTCTTGATTTGCAAACTGATTATCACTATTGGCCTTCTTCTTCATCTGACGTATAAAACGCATCTTCGATGCATCAACGTACCTCAACTCCTGAATACCATCATGAGGATTTTTCTGATCAATTACTTTGTTGTAATAAAGTCTACCGTCAATATACCAATTCCTAAAAATTTCATGAGACTTCTTATCAAAGTCAAGAAGCTCAAGAATGTATTTAAATTCTTCTCTAATTGTTTTTTTGATATTATCACTAGCGTTCAAATTAGACAATTCAATTTGAACTGGAGTATCATTTGTATCTGATACAATTGCTTCATTTACGATATCTTCAATAGCGCTATCACATTCTGGATAAAGCGCCATTTGACGATATCTTCTTATTAAATCATTCTCTGTTTTATATACACCTTCAATATCTATATACGAACCAAAAAATCCAGAACTAATATAATTCTCCGACCCATCCTGATTATTAGGGGGGACCGGAGATACTAGACCTGGTGATTTATTTTCAGTATCCTCAATTGAAAAACCAAACAACCGTGCCATATCAATATTCTACTTAGAATTTTACCTAAAGGTATTTATCAGCTAATTAGAGTCTCTGTTGGAGAAGCTGCATTAGACTGAAGTGAATTACCAACAGTAAAGTACTGAAGAGCGAAGTCAACAGTAAAGTCTTCTATAGTATCA